AAAATTAATCGTCAATAATCGGAATGTCTCCACGCTTCATGGGCGAGACAAAAGCCGAAGGAATGTTCTTGTTGAGACTGTCGTTAAAGATTGTCTCCTGTGATTGTTGTTGTAAATCAACACGTTTTTGCAATGAACGCTTGTAAGCGTCAAAGTGCGCTTGTGGTATTGCCATTAGAATAAGGTCATGCGTACCAACAACGCCTTCTTGTTCGCTAAATTTAGTAGTAGGTAAGTACGGCGTATCAAAACCGTTCTCTTTTGCCGCCTGATTTAGCGTATCAATCATGACTGGTCGCCAACCTTTGCTAATCGACTTCATGACGTTTTTGGTGTCATCTTCGCCCATATTCTTGACACGATGCCATTGTAAAACCATGCCTTCAAGTTTTGGCAGTTTTTCAATTGCATACGGGTTCATGTCATCAAAAAATTCGTTAATCTTTTCGATGCTACGGGTGTCAGCATGAGTCTCTCTTTGTCCGCGAGTATCAGGTGATGATACCGCTGTTTTATGCTCTGCCATTAGCCGCGCTCCGTTTTGATTTTAAATAGTTTTGTTGAACCGCTTTGTCTTTGTAGTCGTAGCCAAGTTCTTTAATGTGTTCTATGTCCGCACGGGTTAAGCCCTGCGTAGAATTATTACCAACTTCTGAGCTACCGACACCATTGCCAGCTTGAGCAGGTGGTCTAACGCGATGAATATTTTTATCCAATTGTTTCCACAACGCTTCATCTCTAAATCCGTTGTCATGCAATTGTTTAATGATTCTGTCGGTTTTCGCTACTTTGTCAGGGTCATTTATAATGTCATGATTTCTAGCCATCCATGCCGCTTGCGCTGGTGGAATTTCTGGCTGCGCGGGTTGTTGAACTGGTTGCTGTACTGACTGCTGTTGATCGGGTTGCCTTTGGCTGTTCAGCCTAGCATCCATAAGCGCGTCGTCAATTTCAGTCACGCGGTCATAATCGCCAATTTCTAACGCTTCTTTCTTTTCTGCGCGTAATGCTGCAAGCTGTTCAGTGTTCTTAGCTTCGTTTATTTCAGCTATCCGTTTTGCAAGTTCTGCGTTTGCAGCACGTTCAACTGCTAATTGTTCTTCTGCCGACTTGGCTTTCCACGTTAATTCATTAATCCGCTTATCAAAGCGTGTGGGCTTTTTTTCGGATTGCTGCTCATGTTCAACAGCATCAATTGCTACCGTGTCGTCATTGTCATACTGGTCTTCGTCCGATGAATCGATCGACAAATCAAGGTCTGCCAAATCGTCATCGTAGTCTTCATTAAAGCTCATAATAATGCCTCGATAACCGTCGTATCAGTAATAACACTCACTACGTTGCGGTCATTGATAAACCGTAGTTTGTGCTGTTGCTTGTTGTGCGAGATAGTCAAATTAACCCCGTCATGACATTGGTAATGAATAATATCGCCAACTTTACACCATGCCTGCGATGTTCCTGCTTCACGACCACCCCGAAAAGACGGGTCATCATAACCAGCATCACCAATAGCAAGCACTTTGCCAATGTTTCTAAAGTGTTCAGCCGCCTTAACGCTGTCATCCAATAGGGCTATGCCGCCCTCGCTTTCTTTACGCATTTTCACGGGCGCGATTAATACCCGCCAGCCCGTAGGCTTGGGTAATAATTCAACTGGTACGCCGTCCGCTTCAAAATTTAAAGCCATCTTTAATCCCTCGTTTGGATTGTTCTCAAGCATTTACCGATGATTTCAAGGGAATCATCGTAACCCTTTATCTTTCCTGTCATAGACTTGTAGTTGTCAAAAGAAGAACAGCTTCCGCTCGACAGGGTAACAACACATTCGGAACGTAGTTTTTTAATCTCATTTGCCGCCAGTAATAGCGCGTCTTCTGTGTCGTCACGCATGATTATAATCCAATTGTTATGTTATAACATAATATTATTATAGTTGTTCGTTTTGCATGGTTTCAATACCCACTCTTGGCGTTGCCATCATGGGCGGTTGTTGCTCTGGTTCTGGTAGTTCTGGCATTGCTGATTCTGGTTGTTGTGGTATCGGTGGGAATTGTGGGCTTGTGTTTTGTTGCGGTATTCCGTTGGGGTCTAATTGACCGCCAAGGTCAGAACCGTTAAATGTCGTAAATGGGGCTTTGTTAGCGTCAACGAATCCAGCCGTCTTTAGTATCTCATCAATCATTGTAATGATACCGCTATCAACTCCATTGAGTCGTAATGCGTTTAGAACGGACTCAATAGCCTGTACGCCGCTAAATACTGTTGAGACGTTTTTATTGGCAACATTAGCCACCGATTCATTAGCCAATCCTTCAAGGCGTTTAACCTCGGCTTCCAATTTAGCCACCTGAGCATCAAGCAATGGGTTTGATTTATTCTGCTCAATCCACTTATCCTCTGGAACGGTCACGCGCATTGCATTAAGCACCTGCTCAAGCACCCACCTAGGATCTACCATCCCTTGATATTTTCCTGTAATCTCTGCCAACGCGTTAGCTTGCATAATCCTATGGGATTTACTTGCCGCGTCAGGAGTACTAACTGGAACAATGTCCACGCGTTCATCAAAATCACTCGCCATAATTACCGCGCTTTTGCCAGCCATGCTGTATGGATACCCTTCATCTGGGATATTTTCTGCTACAACATCCGCTAATATTCTAAACTCTTGTGTTTGCGCATTGTGCAGTCGTGAATAAATTGCGCTGAATTGTATGCTTGCTTGTTCGACTAATGCCAACACCGTACCGACTGGAGCATTAGACATAGCCTTATCGCCAGTCAGTACACCGCTTGTACCAGCCATTGATTGACCACGCCCATCCAAATACTCTAACGCTCTCATTAATGCTGGACTTGGCTCTTTAGTTGGAATTGGATAAAAGGCTTTTGATAAGTCTTCTGGTGAGCTATCTACCTCTTGCCATGTTCCTGCAGCAGGACTCTTGCTTTTTTTATTTAGGTTTAGCTTATCGACTGCCAGCTTTGCCTCGCGCGATACAAACCCGCCGCCACGAGTAGATATATTGCCACCGTCAATGATAGTGCGCAGTATTTCGGTATTTGCGTCAATGCAACCGCTCAACAAATGATAGATGCCATAGCCATAAAACCCTAAGCCTTGGGCGTATCGATAATGCACATCGCGCACAATGCGCCGTTGTTGCTCATCGTCTGGCTTCCAATTGCGTTGCAATCTAACTACTTTCTGAGTCTCACGCTCCACCCATACCATGTACGGCAGGGCGTACGGATAGCCGTCTTCCAGCTCTAAATCACATGAGCATTTATAAATTTGGTGCTGGTGCGTGCCTTGTAATGAGTTTTCTTGACTGCCCTCAATCTCAATAATCGTTTTTTTAATGTCGCTTATCAGTTCTTGGCTAGGCTCTGAAATATCATCATCAATATAAAAGCCGCTGGATTGATTGCGCTGAAATATTGAGTGCGACTCATAGTACCACTGAGTGTATCGTGGGGTAGTTTCTAAATCAGTAGCGTTCCACGGTACAATAAACTGGCTTGGCTCGATAAATTTTGCATGGAATGTTTTGGTGCGTTCGCAATAAAAAATGGTCTTAAAGCAACTGCCTGAAATGGGAAGCCTGAAAAGCAGCCTATCCATCTCGTTGAATTCATCAGGTATCGCTTGCGTGTATTGATAGTTCATAAAACCCTCGACACGCTCAGCCTGACTACGCACGCCTTGGTCTTCTTCACCCATGATGATAGTCTTAACGATTTTACCGTTTGGAGGGCGTAACTCGATTAATGCGCGATTATGTACCTGCTCAACTGCTTCAATAAATAGCGGGTGTGTTGCATTAGTCGCTCCCTCATATTCGGTTTCATGTGCTTCTTTACTGATACCAAGTGCCTTTAACGCTTTCTTTTCCATGTCAATCCACGGCTTACGCGCCGCTTCATCATCACGAACCCACGTTAAAACATCCTGCCCTAAACGCGACACTTTTTGCTGGTCAACCAAAGGATTGCCGACTAAATTATCATAATGCCCGACACCGCTAGATAAATCCAGCTCGGTTAAATCAATCCCCATCGCTTCTAGTTCTGCGATTTCATCGGGCGTTAGAACTGATAGCGGATCTATTCCGCCTTGTTGTGCCGCTTCTAGGATGTCGAGTGCGTTCATGTTTTGTATGCCGATGTGTGAATGTTATGTTATATCATAACACAAGGTTAAGCTCTGTTTTCTTCTGCGTATCTATCGCGCTCTTTGCGTTCGTTTTCCAGTGTTTCATCATCATGATTTTCAAACCAACGGGCTTTTCTTAGGTATATCAGGGCTTGGGTCACTGTGTCGGTTAAATCTGCCGATGGTGGCGCACCATGCGGGAATGATGCAACATAATCAATAAGCTCATTCGCCCACTTTTTAGGCGGAACATAGACTAGCCCCATTTCCAGTATCGGTGTCACTGAGTGCGCTCTGCTAATCTTATCTTCGCCTTTGCCCGGTGAATATGATTTTAGTGTGCCAGAAACAGCGTCCCGCAAATCCTGCAACAAACTTAAACCAGTGGCTTTTGCTTCAATAAGGTTCACGTCTGGATTATATTTTTTATCGATTTCAACGACTTTAGCGCGTAATTCTGGATAGCCAACACGGTCATACCACACGCCAAGTAGCATCACACAATAGCGTTCTCGTCCACTATGCCAAAACACCCCCCAACGTGTACACGCGCTGTAAGCTGTGGTTTTGCTGTCTTTTTCTGAAAATGCAGTATCGTAACTGGTAAATATGTGCTGGCATTTTGGTAATGGCACGTCATCCGCCCATTGCCTCCAATGTTGTTTTTTGATAATGCCGCCGCCTGTTGGCACTGGTCTTTGCTGTAACTGCCCAGCGACACCGTACTCACCCAAGTCTTCCTCAAGAACTTCTACCGCTTTTTTAGGGAACTTTCCTAAAAATAACAACTCACCTTTTTTAGTACGCGGGTCGTTAAGTTCTGGTCGCCCAATATCATGAGCCGCATCGAAAGATTCAATGCCCTCATAACGCATTGGTATTTTTAAGTGAGTCCACTTAGACTTAACTTTTTTTAGTAAATGCCCTGTAATATCTGACTCATGCAATCTTTGCATGATAAGTATCACGCCAGAATACGTTAAATCGTTTAGTCGTGATGTGAGTGATTGATCCCATGTATCATTGACGGACTGCCGTATCACGTCAGAAAACGCGTGTTTAGCATCGATCAAATCGTCCAAAATAAGAACATCTCCGCGCTTTCCAGTTGCGCAACCTGTAATGCCTTGGCTTTGCCTAAAACCACGCTTTGAATTCACAAACAGGGTTTTTTCATTCTGGTCTGGCTGTAGTCCTATTGCCCAGTTTCGCTGATACCATGTACTTGTGATTATCTGCTTCATGCGTAATGAGTCGCGTGTAGCTAAGCCACCCTCATTTGATATTGCCAAAAACCTTAAATGCGGCTGCTCAATCCATGACCATGCCGAATACATGGTTACGATAATTGATTTCATCGTACCGGGGGGGATATTAATTATCAGACGCTTGTCTGGTAATTCATCACGATGGAACGCTTCCAAATATCCTGCTACAGTATCTAAATGCCAGTTCCATTGTAACTTTGTACCGGGTTCGATAATATGCCACGCGCTTTTGATAAAAGCTGCTAATGATTTCTCACATTCTAGCTTTTCCTCATCTAAATCAAGTTCGAGAAGCCTTAACTCATCACTAGCGGACAGTTCTCCTAGCATTTATCGCTTCTCGCTCTCGTTGTATATCATCAATTGTCATGGCAGTAGATGCCCCGTTCTTTTTATCAGCATCCCCATTAGCATTATCATTAATGCCATAATTCCTGCGGCGCATATTAAAAACCTTATCTCGTGACTCAATCAGGGTTTTATTTATACGCGCTTTCTTCTCTAGGTCTTCTGGGCTATTAACGTCATCGGCTATCAATTCAAGCTGTTTTTCAAGCGACTCGCATATCTTAGCTAGTCGCCTAACATCCTCTCTTTCCTCAAGTATAACAATGGCTTGTATATTAGCTGAATTTTCAATAATATCCCTTTCGCTATCTTTGCGAACTACCTTGCGAACTTCTGTTTTGCGAACTATCGACTCAGCCTTGAGTTTTATCTTTTCATCAAGATTTCTTTCCCAACCATCGCGCTTTGCTTTCTTCCTAATAGCAGTTTCTGTTACGCCAAATTCTGCACCTATATCCCTAAGCGAACGGATTGCAGGAATATATTCGCGCTCAATAGACTCCCAGTCAATCACTCGTTTCTCAGTCATGACTAACTACCTATCCCTCATAAATTCACGCGGCTGTTTACGTTCAACTGCTTTTATCGGCTGTCGATTCATAGTCTCGCGGCTATGCGGCTTTCTATCGCATAAAATATAGTAGTTTAGTAAGTTTATTGGAGGCATTACATTATCCCACCCGTTTCAATCAAAACCATATCCACGATAATACTAATCGCTTTTGCAAGGTGTATTTGACGAATGCCATTATCATGTTGATTTGCTAGTACGATATGTTTAAAAGCCTCTGCCTTCTGCGCGTCAGGTTCAGCGGCTAACACATCGTTTAATTTACTATTGACCATCGAAGGCAAAAGATAGTGCTTATTATCAACCGTCAATTCAACTTCAATAAACCACATCGCCTTTTCTAGTTCCTGAACCGGATCATCTTTTTGACCGCAACGCCAAAGATATTGAAAGCTTTGAGCTAGGCAACCGCTTAGGTGCTTGCTGATTTCAATGCACTCTACGCCGCTTGGATGTGAGCGGTAATGGCTTGGGCTAACTCTGTCTAGCAATGTGTCATCGGTCATTCGTATTCCTTAACTGGCTTATCTTGCACTAATAAGATTAGTCGATTGACTCTATTAGGCGTTTGCTGGTACCACTTGCTATCGAGCATTTCTGATACTGTAGCGGCTGGTCTGTTTTGTTGCATCATAGCAAGAGTGCTTTTAAAAGCCAGTGTTCCGTTAATACCCATCTGGAAAACCATATTGATAATAACCGGCTTGTACTTTTCTTCAAGCCCGTCAAAAAACGGTATTTTTCGTTTGATTGACGCGTAGACGTTCTTCAAGTCTCGCTCAAAAAGTGCGGCACATTCGGCTTCGGTGATTTTGTCGTGTAGATTTACATGACGTTTTAAAATATCCAGTGCGCTGTCTGCAATCAAGTTATGTCCGATCCCGACCGTTAAAATGCCTTTTGTGTCCGGATACGCATCGAGCCGCTTACCTTCTTCAAACTCAATCATTTTTTTGATGTTGACCATGACTAGCCCTTAGTCACAATATTATGAAACCCTGCCGCACTAACTGCCGTGCAAAGCATTACTACTGCATCACTCACACCATTATCAACTTCAAAACCAGCCAAACCTCCGGCTAACATAATCAATCCTCTCCATGTACCCTGTTCTTTACCGCGCTCTAAAATCCAGCTCATTTTTTACTCCACAAATCGGCGATACTAACGCCAAAAACACCCATCAAATAATTAGCACCTGCTAACAATCCACCTAAAATCATGACCGCTGTACCGCTTACAATCTTGTAGCGCGTAAGCTCTTGCTTTAATTCAACTGCAATTATCAAAACCTGCTCTAGTTTTTCATCGTGCCGTGCGCTTGACTCTCTAGCAAGCCGTGCAATCTCGTTAATATCGAGCTGGATATGCTCAATATCGTTTTCCGTAACTGCTACACGCTCACTTAAAGTATGGCTTTCTGACACAACAAAAATCCCGAAAATAAATTAATAGTACCATAGATAGAATTTTTGGCAAAAAAAAGCCGTCAATGATAACGGCTTTTTTGTTATTTCTTAGTTTATTTAAACTTTAGATCGAGGTATTTGTTTTATCGTAATTTAATAATTTTCATATTACCTCCTTAATTGCTGTGGTTTACGGAAAGAAATAAAGAAATTTATTGTAACATAAAAACAAAATTTAGTCGAAAAAAAACCGCTACTCGTTGGAATTCAAGTAGCGGTCAATTTAGGAGAAAGCATATTATAGAGAAAGAAAAGCAACAGGCTGGAGAACTGTTGAGGGAATTATATCAAATTGCGCAAATTGCGCAACCATTAAATAAATCATCTTGGCATTTGCTTTTATTTCCAATTTGACTCTCCAGTTGCATAACTATGTGCCGCTGTGATTTCCCAAAATCATCAAAATTAAAATGTCTAGCCTGATTTTTTGCGCCCGTAGCCAAGCACGGAAAGCAACCCACGCGGTCAATCCCTTTGTTAGCTGTATAAAGCGGATTTATTTCATCGCCTAAAAACTCCATCACATCTTCAAAAGTCCAATTAATTACCGGCAATCTAAAGCTAACGCCTTGCTTATGCAGGTATTTGGGATAGCTCGATAGCACATCATGTGGCGCATAAATCTCGCTATCGACTATGTTTTTATATCGCCTTGCTCTTTTGCCGCTTTCGCCAGACCTCATACCCATCCACACTTCAAATCCGCCTTGTCTTAGCGATAATTCGCTATAAAACTTCTTGGACGGCTGAATTTTTAACCTGTCAGTGCAAAAACGACTTACAGAGTTTGGAAACATTCCAGCCTTTCTGACTTGTTCAGGAACGCTACCCGCACAGACTGTTTCGATTTTTACGCAGTACATTTTGCTGATATTTTTAATGTGTGCGTAGGTTAGTGGATGCTCGAATTGCGTATCACAAAACAAGCCTAGTATTTCATCGGGCGCGTAGCTTTGCAGTGCAAGTTTTAAACACGCTTGGCTGTCTTTTCCGCCACTAATTGGTACAACTATTTTTATTTTAAGCATTTCTAACGTCCCCGTGTTGTTCCCACACACAAATATACTCTATACCATCATTCTCATACTTCCCGCACTTTCGACACTGCTTGCGTGACTCGCCGTGGACGTGGTTAAAGTGGCAGTCTAGGCATTCAAAGTCTTGGCATTGCAGAAAGCCGTTTTTAGGGTATAGAAATAAAGACATCTGTCCGTCAAACATCGGTAGACCTTTTTTGCACGATTGCCTGATCAAGCAATCTGTGTTTGTGCAGTGTGTGGTTGTCATACTAATGCCTCTTTCTCACTAGAGATTTCAAGCATTTTTAAATCTTCTGGCAAAACCTCACACCACACTACTTTTGGATTATCTATTTTAGAAAATTGATGCCAATACCCATTACCAGAATGGTTAAACCCTAGGTAAACAAGCCTTTCTGGTTGGTTTTTCCAGTTGTAATTATCACCAATTTTAAAATTATTTACTGTCATGTTCTTTCTCCAAATTACTAATTAACTCTCTCAATTCCCCGTACTTTGACACAATAAAATACGCGCCTGTTTTTGTATTATGCACCCGATAACTACCTGCCGCACCTAAGTTCTCGATTCTATGCCCAACTGCACGGGCGCGTGCATTTAAAAGCTGTTGCTCGTTAGGCTTTGCCATGACACAAATCCAATATTGAATTAATGCGCTGTATGCAATCCCACTCAAGATTTTTTGCATCTAATGTAGCGTCAAGCCTTGCTTTAAAAACCTTTAGTGCGGTTGTTATTGGTAGATGTTCTGTGCTTAACAGATCATCACATCCGCGCACGATAATTATGTGCATTAGATACTCGTCCAGTTCTTCTTCTGTTAGTAAACTAAATAATTTTTTGTTCATTTTATCCCCTTGTGTGCTTAATTTGCACGCTGTCATCATTAAGCGGCTTAATCAAGCCACAATCTGTATTTACGCACTGCCTAATGCGCCGTGATGCTATCACCATCCAAATGTGCAGGCATTGGTAACAATATGGCTTTACTCCAAGCTGTGTTGCCGGCGGGTACATTTCCTTTCCTTTACCGTACTTGTTGCGATTAGCACAAGTATCAAAATGGTTACAACTTGTGCATTTCATTGTTTTCTCTCCGCTTGATATTTGATAGCTTAGCACTGCATGACTTACTACAACAGAGTTGTCCTCTGCTACGCTGCATAAACTCTTTGGCGCACGATGGATTCTTGCACAAAACCAAGTTTAATACGGGCTTTTCTCGCTTTTTGCGATTTTGGTTAAAGCCGTCCTTCGGTGTGTGTGCGTGGTGTACTGCTAAGCACTTGATAGAGCAAAAAACCGATTGTTTTGGTAATAATTCTTTGTAGCAATGCTTGCACCATCTAGCACTGACTTCTTTCATTTTTTTAGCCTTTTCGGCTTCGCACGCTAATTGTATTCCGCGTGGGGCGCGTATTTTTGGGCGTGCTTCTGATAGTGCCAAAATCGTACCGATATGCACGATATGGATATTAAACTCACTGCTTTTTGCTGGTCTTCTGATCTCAATTGTGTTTAGCATAATACGCCTCTATCGCCGCTTTCCATCTACCTACAGTGCTGTCTGTCATCCCACCGAACCAGCCATCACTACCGCCGTTTGATAACATTCTGATTACTTTCTTGTCATCATTCCAAATTTTAAGCCATAGCAGAATCTGAGCTTTTACTTCGCCGATGTTGTCAAGATGCCAGCATTTTAATGAGCAGTGTGTTACCCCATCGTCATCAAGAGTGGCGTTGCAGCGTGGGCATTGGTGGCGGTTATCTTCGACTTCGACAGGGTTTAGCCATGATTCGCGTAATTCATCAGCGTCCATAATTCACCGCCCTACGCATTAATCGTTTATCTGCTTTTTTGATAGCATTAGCTAAACGGCTGTAATCGCCATTTTCGACTATAGCCGTATTGATTGCCTCTATTAAAGCTTTATGGAGCTTTAATGCTTGGTTAAACAGTTTCATTTTTGTTCTCCATCCATTCAATTTTACGCTTCAAATCAGCTACTTCTTCCAATAAGTCCGAGTTCAAATCTTCAACTAATAATTCTCTATGCTCTGCTAAAATTGCCTTGCGAAGCTCTTTAAAGTTATAAAAGCTGTGCTTCCTTTGCTCTGTGTAATCACAGAGACCCCTCATTATTTTGTTGCGATAATTTTGCCAATGGTCACTCTCGACGTAGCTTGTAACGTCTATATACAGGTCGTTTAAAATCCCTTCTGAAAGCTTAAGCATCTTTTCTTTAAACTCATTCATTAGTTCCTGTGCTTCTTCTTTACCTTGCTCAGCAAGAGTTGGGTATATATCTTCATCTTTCATTTTTGTTCTCCAGTTATCAAGTTTTATTTTTAAGCTGGTAAATGATAGCACGATGATTCGTATAAATATACAAATATATAAAAATATATTGTAAATAACGATAAAAGTGAATTTACATAAAATAACGTGTAAATTCATATATTTGTAAGACATTGATTTTTATAATAAAAAAAACAGGCGTGTAAATTAAAGCACTTGTAAGCTATTGATTTTATGCGAATTTACGGATTTACGAATTTACATACTATATATCTTTAAAATATATAGGGGGGGTCTTCCTTGTTTCTCAATTAGTAATTTGTAACTGTAAATCCGTAAATTCGCATTGAATCAATGACTTGCGTGTGTAAATTCGGGGTGTATTTTGTGTAACGTGTAAATTCACAAAATACTTTTTAAATCAAGGTGTTATAGAGGATATTGCGGGGTTTTGTGAATTATGCGCGTCCTTGCGCATGGTGTCAACTATCGAATAAAAAACTTACGCCCTTTTTTACCTGCGCCCTTGTCTTTCGTGCGGTCTGTCACAGTAATTTCTTTATTTTTCAACAACGCTCTTATCATGTCGTCGCGTTCCGTATCGTTTAAACGCTTAAACCCTGCACATGACTGCATTAACCTTGATTCAAAAATACCATCAATCCCCGCCCGATGAATCACAGACAGCACCCTACTCATAACATCAGGCGCAATATCATCAGTAGCGCGTTTTTTAAGTGCTTCCTGCATCTCGCTAACCCGATGGCACACATACTCACAGCAAATGTTAGCTAACGACTCAGTTACCGCATTTTCGCCATTCCATGCCGCGACTACAGTTGCTAAATTAACAAACTGGCGCATTACCCGTCCGCACGCTTTACCGCTTCCAGCGGCGTTTTTTAGCTTGTCCGCGTAACCAGTCGGATTAATAACCCACGGAACAACTGTGGCGGCGTTAGCGTTAGGTGTTTTGACCGCGGGCAATAGGCTTTCCGATTTTCCTACCAATTTATTGATGTGATCGCGTAAACCTGTAAATCCATCGGTGTTAGTTAGTGGCTTATGCTTCTTTGCGTTGAAGATAAAATCCTTGCTGTCATTTTGCTGGGTCAGGAACAAATTAAATAACCCATCATTGTTTGACGTTTTGCCGAATGTAAACAGGTCGGTGTCATCAAAATTAGCATAAAGGTTAATACACGGGTTTTCTACTTTTACCCGTGCCTTTGCCGTGCGAAATGTGTGTCGCTCTTTATCGTGAAATTGCATGATCTCAGACAGGAAGCCATCCATAGCCATGCTGGTTTGTTTTTGACTGGCGCGTATCATTGCGCCTAAATCTCTTGGTAAATACAATAATTTGCCCGATGTTGCTTCATTAGCATAATGCGCTGTTAGGTCGATGTGCGTCATGCGGTCAAGGCGTATGTCGTCATCCATACCGAGTTCACAAAATAATGCTTCAATGCTGTTATTTACATCTTCTAACTGACTAACCGATGCACCAACATTACCCACCATCAATGAGCATTTGTCACCGCCATCACTTACAAACTTACGGCTTACAATCTGACAAATGACAGCTATTGCCGCGTGTTGCGTGGCTTTTGGCGAATAATAATAAATCGGCGCGTTAATATAGTTGCAAATCGCCGCTAGATGCTTTATTGGCAATTCTGGGTTATCAAAAGTAGGACGCGGCTCTGGTTCATAGTCAAAGTCATACTGCTCTATTTCCTCCGCCGTTGCTGCGCGTGGTGCTTCAAAATCAGGATAGACAACTTTGCTATCTGTCATCGTTTGCCCACCTGACACCTGCCTGTATTGTTCCTGCTCCACTGGTAGCCCTTTTCCGTGCTGTATCGCGTCATAAATAGTTTTCTGCTCTCGTTGTATTACTGCTGCATTATCACCGCACTGTGTGCTTATTTGGTCGCTTGCATCACTTAATGCTTGCATGACTTCATTCTCGTTTATTAATCCAGCGGCAATAAAACCGCCTGCCAGTTTCCCAGCACGAAGACGGCTATTGTGATAATTACCCTGTCCAGCGTTTAGAATCAAATCACAACATCGGTTAATGTATCGGTCTGAGTAGTTGCTAATGGAAGTCTTGACCGCCAATGGTGCGCGAATGTCTGGCTTAAAATCCCACTGGACAGAATCGAAAATAAAAGCTGGTGCATCGGTATTGATAAAAATATCAGCATCGCACCCGACAAAGCACAAACGCCTTACGTCTTTACACGCTTTGTCTATCGTCACATCATACACTGACAAATAACGCTCAATCTGTGCGAACGCCTTTTTAAAATCGCTATCGTTATGGATTAAATCATCGGCAATCCGTAATAATCCCTTTAATCCATTGCCCGAAGGACTAAGCCATAACGCGTAAATTTCTGGAATGTCATGTGCTAATTGCCATTTAACCGCTTTTGGATCGCTTATGCCGTCAATGTCGATGTGAAATAAACCGTTTGACTCGGTAAAACCGCTGTTTATTACCTTTCCGCTAAATTCGCCATTTAATGCCCAGCTTGGAAGATGTCGCTTGGCTTCTGTGTATGCTTTCTTGTCGCTCGCTGGTGGCAATGCGTCAATAACTGTTTTGTAGCGTTCTGTTTTGATGTCGCTTAAAACATCTAAAATATTGATTGTTTTAAAATTATCAGGCGATGTAATACTGTGTACTAATGCACATTTCATGTTAAAATCTCTATGAGTTGAGTGGAAATGAAACCGAATAAGCGTGGTGGCTTATTCGGTTTTTTAGTATAAATCATCACGACAAAATAATAGCGTTATATTTAGCCCTCGAAAGTGCCGTATAGACACAGCGTGTAATAATATCAATCGGTTCTGGCATTCTGTACACGTCAATCATATCGACGAACACATTGTCCACCGTCGAACCCTGCGCTTTATGTACAGTTGAACAATACGAATGCCGCAAATCGGCAAACCTATCGCGCAACAAATACAGCTCACCCCATGAATACCCAGCGGTCACGCGCGGATTGTTAAGGTCTGTTTTCAACATTTCCAGCCAGTTATTAAACTGGTTTCGGTCGCACGGTGTCAGATATTCGCCGTTGATTAACAGTGATTCAATCATCACTTTATAACTGCCAATCTTCACAAGTTCTTGTTTTTTTACTACCGATTCAACGGTTATAACATCGCCGTTTTGCGCCACAACCTGCTGACCGTCTTTTTTTGCCGCTTGGAACGTTAATTTTTCGCCAATACAATACGTCTCAGAATCAGGATAAATACTCGCATGGATCAGCGCGTTAATTTCATCGACTCGTCTATTACTGTACGCGACCGCCAATGTTTCAAAACCGCGCTGGTCGGTAAACGCTTTAATAAGCCATTGCTCCCATTGTTTGTGGTTGCTGGTCGTAACTACGCCTACATTAAGCCCTTTTTCATCGTCGCTAATCTGATGTTTATAATCAGCGTATCTAATTGTGCGACCGTAACCCATATCAATAGCCGTGCGTAAATCGGTCAATAATTTATGAATAGGGTTTTCCGCGTTTTTCTGCCGCATTTGCTCAGTTAAAATAATGTGATTATCACCGATGATTTTAAAAATAGGGCTGTGTGTCGCTTTAGGAGGAGGGAGTTGATTGCAATCACCAGTAAAAATAATCTTAATTCGTCCTAGCTGTTTAAGTCGGTCACAAATATCATTATTAATCATGCTCGCTTCATCTATTATTACTATGTCGTAATACTCAGATTTGCACTTACCTTTTTTATCAATAGTTACCTTTCCAGTTGATTCATTGATGACCAATCCTAAAAAGCTGTAGATAGTCATGCAGTCATCAGTATTGCACCCACTATTCTTTAATGATACAACCGCTTTATTTGTGGGAGCGGTAAATGCGACTCTAAATTTATTATTTATTTTACCGAGTAAATACGTCTTTCCAACACCAGCACAGCCAAATATGCCATAAAACTGTTTAAAATCTGGTGATTCAATAGCCAATAACGCCTGTTTTTGTTTTTCATTCAATGTGTTCATTTTTCATTTTCCTTATTTTTAATTGACTTATAATTAAGTTTTCTTTTTTCGCTAATAATTTCTTTATTTTTTTCATAACGAAGTTTATTTTTTTTTGCCCTTTCTTCTTTATTTTTTTCAACATAAATTTTATGTTTTTTCAGTATTTCTTCCTTATTTTTCAAGTAATGAATCTTCTTTTTTTCATTGATTTCTTCTCTGTTTTTTTCTCTATGTTGTTTTTTATATTCAGAAACTTTTTCTTTATTTTCTAAATAATATACCTTGCTTTTTTCATTAATCTTTTCTTTGTTTTTTATTGAGTAAGCCTCATGATTTTTTTTCCGTCTTTCTTTTTCTCGTATTATTCTTTCCTCTCCATAAATACCGACTATTACATTCCCATCGCCACCTAAGGTTAAGTTATATCCATTAGGCTTAAAGGTATTAAATTTCTCTATTGCTTCAATTTCAGCAAGGCATAACAACTCCCAATTATCAACGGTAGCTAAGACCGTTAAAACTACGTTTCCCTTCCCGTATTTTTGTATGGCTTTCTGGCATGGAAATTTTCTTGACATCTTGCAATGGTCTTTGAATCTGTCTTGTGCCGTTTGTGATGTTATTCCAATGTACGACTTACCATTAGGAAACGATAGTTGATAGAGTTGCATGGTGTACCTCCTATTTATTAGCTTATAGTGTAACATAAATAAAAATATAAAAAACTATTGATTTATTAATTCATCCTGTTACACTGTGCTGGAACTTAGAAAAAAGGAGGTTCACAAATGGCTAATTTAGTATCAATGGGTAATATCAAAACAAGCCCAGAAACACGGCAAAAAATCCGCGCTCATGTAATTATGCGCGGTGAAAAACTAGGTGAATGGCTTGAAAAAGCCGTTATTGCAATGTACGAAAACGAAACTGTCCGCGCTACGGCGAAAGGTGAAACAAATGAATATCAAGACGAACATGAAAGCCATCATGTATAAAAAAGGCGTTATCGATTGTAAAAAAATCGGTGTAAGCCGTTCAAAAAATCAAGCTTATCTATCTGGTTTTGGTCGGCAGTATGAACGTGAGCAACAAATTAGTGGTGCGTGTCATGGCTAATTTAAACGATTTTTTACAAGTTAAAAAACCTGTCCGCCACTTCAAAGCAGTTTTTTATTCTGCACCTGGTGTTGGTAAAACATATTTAGCGGCACATTCTGAAAACCCTGTTTTTTTACGCACCGAAGACAGGCACCGTTATCTACCGGTTGATTGCGCAATGTTGCCGCTGGTAACGAGTTTTCGTGGCACTGGTAATAGTGACATTAGCTCACTTGTTGAGCAGTTTCACTTACTAGAAACAACTGAACACGATTATAAAACACTGGCTATTGATGGACTATCTGGTATTGCCGACATCTTCAAAAGCCATATTTTAAAGTCACGCACAAAGCAAGATGGTAGCTCCGCTAAGTCACTAGAAGATTTCGGCTACAATTTGGGTTACAGCTACGTTATCGAGCTTTGGACGTGGTTTTTATCTACGCTTGATCGCATAGCTGAAAAACGCGGAATGAACATTATTTTATTGGCTCATGCTGTAGTTAAAACGCACAAAAGCCCGATAGCTGGTGAAGACTATGATATTTGGGCGTTAAATCTTTTTGACCAAAAAAATCTTAGTGCAGAAAAGCAGGTCATGCAATGGGCAGACTTTGTATTTTTTATGAAGCGCGAAACGGTGACAGTCGATGTTACAACAGGTGTAGGCAAAGCGCGTAAAACTGTCACGAAAGCCACTGATATTAATACCGAGGTAGCACGCTGCCTGTTCACTGAGTCTCGCTCTGCTTTTTTTGCTAAAAATTCTAATCCAGAAGGTATGGAATTTATGTATGAACTTGAAAATGGGGAGGATTGTCGCGCAATTTTTGACAAAATGCGGTAAAATATAGGTGTGGTCTAGGCTTAGCGGCTGAAAAATCCTTTAGCAAGATTTGACCACATTAACCTATCGCTAATAACCTAAGCTAAAAGGTTTTCAAATGTCAGAATCAAATTATTGTGTTTATAAGCACACAAGCCCAAGTGGAAAAAGTTATATTGGGCAAACAAAAAACTTGAAAAAAAGAAGTAGGGATCACCAGCACAATTCAAGCGGATGCACTTTGTTTTTAAAAGCCATTAAAAAATATGGTTGGGACAATTTCAACCATGAAATATTAAAAGACAATCTAACTCTTGATGAAGCCAATTATTGGGAAGAATTTTATATTGATTCTCATAATACATTATCACCTCATGGGTACAACCTAAAAAATGGTGGTCTTAATATGACTTGTTCGGAAGAAACAAGAAAAAAAATGAGCGTAGCTAGAAAAGGAACAGTTTGCTCACAAGAAACAAAATTAAAAATGTCTATTTCTTTTTCTGGAAGGAATCATTCTATTGAAACAAAAAATAAAATGAGTGAGTCAAGAAAAGGATTTAAACACTCGGAAGAAACAAAACTAAAAATGTCTGCCCGACGCACAGGTATGGCTCGTAATGAGTCATCAAAAATAAAAATGAGTGAATCCATGAAAAAAGTACACGCATTAAAAAAACAAATACCTATTAAACAACAAACCCGCTCAATATTTGAGCTTTTAATTTAATGAAATAAGGAATAAGACCATGTCATCATTTTTAAAGTTAGATACACGTCCCACAGCCCTTCCAGTAATGCCAGAAGGTCAATATAAATTAGTCTGCACAAACGCTGCTTACACGCTACGCAACAAAGATCACGAAATATCACAAGCCAATGTAAAAGGCTTGCTGTGTTCGTTTCAATTCAAAGTCGGTGGTAAAACAGGCGAATTGGTACATAATTTTAATCTTTTTCATGCCGATGATGCTGTTCGCCGCATGGGAGTTGAAGACTTCGGGGTTATGTGCAAAGCAATGGGTTTTACGATTGATTCCGCAAGCGGTTACGCCTTAAACGCTGCTGGTGAAATTGTCGAACCAAAAGACTTAAAAGGCAAAACGCCACAAGCGCACATTATTGTGCGTGACCACTGGCAAAACGCCGACCAAAAACAAAATGTTGTTAAATCGTGGATTATGCCAAAAGCATCATCCACAACAGAAGAACCGCCATTGCCAGAGTTAGATAGCCATGACGTTAATGCGCCTTACGACGATGACGTACCCTATTAATAAATAGGATGTTTCAAGCCAAGGACGGCAAAACCACAATAATAATTTTTTGGAGAAAGACATGAAACTTTACGAATTAACCAACGCTTACACCTCAGCTCTTGACCTATTCACTGACCCTGAACAATCATTCAATGCTGATTTAATCGCTGACACGTTGGAATCTATCGAACTTGATTTTGATGATAAAGTCATAAACACAGCCAAAGTCATTAAATCAATGCAAGCCGAAGCTGACGCGATAAAAGCGGCAATTGCGCCAATGTTGGCACGTCAAAAAGCGATAGAAGATCGCATTGACGGCATAAAAGAATATCTTCTGCATAATATGCAGGAAGTTGGTAAAAAGCAGGTTAAAAGCCCTTGGTTAACTGTCAACGTGCAAGCATCACCAAAAGCGTTAAATGTTTTTGATGAATCAAAGATTCCAAATGATTTTAAACATGAAGTCGTAACTATACAGACTGATAAAGCACTGATTAAATCGTTGATTATTGCGGGCACTCCTGTTGCAGGGTGTGAAGTTGTGCAGAGCGAACATTTGAGAATAAAGTAATGTTGAAATTTAAATCACACATAACCCCGCATTATTACCAGACAGAAGCCAAAGCCGCGTGTTATGCACGTTTTAAACAAGACAAGACCGCAAAGCCAATTATTGAAATGGAAACGGGTAGCGGTAAATCAATCGTACTGGTAGATTTATCCATTGACGCGGTGAACTGGAACCGTAGAGTGTTACACCTGACACACTCAGAAACGCTTGTTGACCAAAACAGCAAAGCAATGATTGATTGCGTTGACGGTCATGTTGATTTAAGTATTTGCTGCGCCGGATTGAAAAGTTATGATTTAAGCGGTCAAGTCGTTTTTGCATCAATCCAGACAGTTGCGAACCGATTACAGGATTTGCGCGCGTTTGATTTAGTCATCATCGATGAGTGCCATTTAATCAGTGTGTACGATGATACGCAATACCAGCGCACATTATTAGACCTGCTTATCAAAAACCCACGCTGTAGAGTTGTTGGTTTAACGGCAACGCCGTACCGACTAAAGCAAGGCTGGTTATTTTGGGCAGTTGTTAAACGTGGTGATACCGAACCAACACCGCCATTTTTCACCGATATTTGTTACAAAACTGACACTGCCAAGCTGATAAGTGAGGATTATCTGTCAATGCCAGTAACACGCCACACTGTTATTAATGCCGATGTGTCAAATTGCAAACTGGCAAGCAATGGCGATTTTAAAACCAGTGATGAAGGTGAAGCATTAAGACAGATTATACCCAGTGCAATACGGGAAATTATCAACACTAATTTTGACTGTCAACGCGGTAAAACTATCATCTTTGCCAGTACTATTGAAAACGCTGAATTGATCGTACACGAACTGCACAGTCATCGTATTAAGTGCGCGTTGGTCGTGTCTAAAAACTACGATGATTTTGAGGAAATAGACGAATCAGGGCGACCACTGACAGATAGAAGTGAATCACTAGCATGGTTTAGCGAACCCATAGACTATGATAATCCGCGTTATCTCGTGAATGTTGGGATGTTCGTGGCTGGGGTCAATGTTCGAGACATTGACCATGTGGCATTGCTTTACGCCACAATGAGCAACAGCAAACTAAAGCAGACTGTCGGTCGGGGCTTCCGCACCGCCGATGGTAAAAAAGATTTTATCGTGTCAGATTTCGGCACAAATATAGCCAGATTGGGAGCAATAGATAACCCAATTATCAAAGCAAGCGGTAACGGCGAATGCCCAACAAAACAATGCCAAGCAATCAAAGAAATTGAGGGAATAGAGATTAAATGCAACACGCATAATTTACTAACCGCGACTCACTGTATTGAATGTGGCGAGGAGTTTTATATTGTCGGCGGAAACGATAAATACACGCCACTGTCTGAAGCCGTGCCACTTCTTCAGCATCAACAGGAAAAAATGGATTATTACTCCCCTGTAACAACATGGGATTTTAGTGAGCATGAATCGGCAAAAGGTGGCAAATCATTAAAGCTACGGTTTTATAACAATGATGACCACATCGGCAATCATTGGTTTCAAATCCGTGCGGATAAATCAGGTTGGCGGGCGCATAACATTGAAATGCTGAAAGGCTTTTTTTATGATGAACGCGACTTTTACAGTAATTTGAAAACATTTGAAACAGCCGATTTATTTACTATAGCCGATATTTTGAACCGTTCTTACGATATGGCGTGTAAACCTATCATCGGTGTGCGGTATAAAAAAGATGGTAGGTTTGCGAAAATAACTGATATTGAGTTTTCATCTGAATTTGATGCGGAGGATTAAGACATGAATTTAAAAAGACTATTCCATTTTCACAAATGGGAAATAATACAAGATGGTAATTATGACACGCTTGGCATCCCATCACCATCAACGATTAGACGATGCAAAAAATGTGAAGTTAAGCAAAAATTGGTTATTGATTGCCTTGGTATGAATCCACAAGATTATTACAGATTTTGGCAAACTATAGAACAAAAACCAGATTGCTTTAAATCAAATCCTAGTTATCAAATGCAAGCTGAAAACTGCTGTGATAATTGTCCTTACAGAAATGAGTGCTTATAAAATGGCAATAAAAATACCGTACCATCTACGCCCAGTTGAAACATTGACCAGCGAAGATTTTCATCAATCAGCACTAATATCGTGGTCTGAGTCACATGAGGCTATAATTAAATACCCAATGCTAAAATGGCTGTTTGCTGTCCCTAATGGGGGTAAACGTGGGGCAGCAACAGCGGCTACAATGAAGCGAACAGGGTTAAAGCCGGGTGTATTAGACTTGTTACTGCTTTATCCATCAAATGGCTATCACGGATTAGCAATAGAGCTAAAATACGGACGTAACAAACCAAGTAAAGAGCAACATGATTTTATCTGTCATCATGAACCGTTGGGGTATCGGTGTGTAGTTTGCTGGTCTTGGCTTGATGCAAAGAGAGAAATTATTAATTATTTGAGTGAGTTTTAAGCAATAAAAAACCCGCTAACCGTTACCAGTTGCGGGTTAATTTATATAAATTCCGTCCAGTCTCTAGCCAGCGATACTACTGCATTTCATAGTTAAAAACACCTTATTTCCGTCCATTAAATTAATTCCAATTCACGATTATAAAACTCATCAGTACCATTTGCTGTACTAAAGTCGTACAGCTCTAAAATATCATCACTGACTTTCTGTACGCGATACTCTTTAACCAAGAGTTTACTTGTCAACTTGTGTTTGATGCTAAAAATAGACTTATCAATCGCCTTGTTATTGCGCATAACCGCATCTTCATGACTTGTTGCCAAGAATCTACGCCAGAAGTCAATGCTACCAGATTTTGATACTACATAGCACTCGTACCATTTAAAATCATTCATGATAAACCCTCATTTAGTAAATCAGTCACGGCGTGATCTAAATAATCCCACACCAACATTACAGGCACAATCACGAAAAAACCGACTAGGGCGATTATCCAACACAGTGTTTTTAGTGCTAAAATTTTCATGACTTCACCTCGTTGTTTTTTACGGAAACCGCTTTATCTGCGAATTTAGTTAGCCACTCTATGGCTGTTGGTTCACTTGAGCATTCGTGCTTAGTCCATAATTCAACTCCGATGTGACAAAAATCTCCATAAGCATTACCGAATGAGTCAATATCTCTTGTTATTCCTGCGCTACCCAATACCCTAACCCTAGCGCAACCAATTAATGCTCTCCAGCGTTCGGCATCTTCTTTGTCTGTATTATTCATGATCGCACCTTTTTAGGGAATTTCATTCGTAATCTTGATTTGTTTATATGTCCTGAATCTACAATATCACCATTTACAAATATCTGAATACGGATGTCGGTAGAAATTACTAATTTAGCTTTAATCCAATCATGCTTATCTCTTTCCCACTCAACCACATCGCCAGCCTTAGCCCGCTCTAAATCAAATGGGCGTGCGGCGGAGGTTTTGCGTTTAATAATTTCATCTTCTAAATGATAGGAAAGGTAATAATCTAATTCTTTATTGCTTAATGGTGTGAGCCATTCCTTCGGTTTATTAATATAATTATCGAATATTTTCCACATCAAATGCGCATTATCACCATAGACTTTAACATCGTGGGCGAATAATTCGGGCAGTGTTTTTAGTCTGGCGAATGCCGTAATCAATTGACTATTATTTGTCGAGTTAATCCAAAATTTAGGTGCTGTCTCGACCTCAAAACGTTCATACGCCAGCTCGCCAAACTTCTCAATCGCCGCTTTTACATCATCTTCAATACTCATAAATCCACCTTTTCCCAGTAATCCCACTCAACTGTTATTTCTGTTTCTGTGCTTTTTCATTGATTTTTGCCAAGCAAGCACCTTTCCGTTTTTAGACTTACCTGCAAAATAAGCTGTAATACCGCCCCAATCGCTTATTGGAGCAATGCTAACTTTTATTTCATCATCCAGTTTTAAATCATCAATACTCATAAATCACCAAAAATATTATTTGTTTTATTATCCCGCACACAATGACTTCGCCACACTGGCAGGTCAACTGTACATCTTCGCCACCCTCTGTGAGTGACGCTAAAAATATCACTCATTCGTTGCTTATTGCGTTTTGTTAGTTTCATAAATCACCCCTGAAAAATATAACCAACTGAGACATTATCAGCCTCGGCTTCCGTTTTTAGCATTACAGAAGTCTCTGACTCTCTGCCGTAGCA